AACGGGAATGCAGCCTGGCTGCTGGTAACAACTTGTGCCGAACTATTAGCTGCATCAGCGGTCGTGCCATAGCCTAGGAATACAGTGACAACCCCAGAATTGATAATTCGGTATTGGTTGCCGCCAATAGTTGTAGACAAACATTGAACCGCAGTCGGGGCAGTTGTAGCCGCTAGAAACGTGACAGTGTTTCCAGTTTTGGTAAAAGCGTTAATTCCCATCTATCACCTCCCAAGATTGCGTTTCCTCATTCCAAGAATATGGCTGGTCATCAGCAGGTTTGGCTACCGGCGCAACCCATTGGCAATTATCGGGATCAAGATTCCAGCTTGGATACGGACGAGGCGGCGCAAAACCATCAATAGGTGCAGGCAAATAACTGTAACCAATGCCAGCATAGTTTTTGCGAATATTTCCGTTATAGCTAGTTTGTTTCCATGTGCCGCCAAATAGTCGTTCGCAGAATGCGGCGCCAATGTGTTCTTTCTCAATACCGCTGGCGTCAGCCGTATCTTTGTTGTCGATAACAACTACGCGCAACACGATGTTGTTACTATCAATTTCGGCAAAGTGCGCCATTCAAGCCTCCAATTTCAAACCAGTCAACGACATCTCATCCCCAACAATGCCAACAGGGAAGGTGTTAAAACTCATGCTAATGCGAACATCGTCACCTTGAACCGTCGGCACGTTATGCTCAAGTGATGACGGAAATAGAATCAGCCGCCCTGTAACTGCTTCAAACCACCAAGATTCTGAATTGTAAGAATTCCAGTTTTCGGGTGGAAATTTTATTTGCTGCCAACCAGAACGATAAAAGTAAATGCGGTCATCAGGATTGGTGTTAAGGTAAAACACGCCAGAAACAAAACTATTCGGATGAGCGTGTTTGTGATGCCACTGTCCTTGTTCAGAATAATTGAACCAGGATTGAGTTATTCTTAAGTGAACATCATGTTTAGGATCGCTAGTTGCTTTAAAGTATTCAGCAACACAACCCTCCACCCAATCCCGCAATGAAGTCATCACTGGATCGCGCAACACAAAGTTATTAACGCTAGTGGTGTTTCCTTCATTTGCTCTTGTTTCCTGACCGCGCACGAACAGAAGTTCCTCATCCGTCAATGGACGATCTAAGTCGAACATTCCGACAGGCGTTGGAAACAAGTTGTGCATATTCATGCTAGAGCCTTTTCTAGTTCTTCTTCATCTTGCTTCTGCTTTTCTAACTGTTCTGGCAACCAAATCGTCGGGATGCTTTCCTCAAACTCTTTAATCTTGTCCATTACCCAATAGACTTCTTCAATGCTTGGGCATGGCCGAGGATCATCCCAACGGGTAAATATGTTGTTGCTAATTTCCCATTTAGCGCCAGGACGCAACATTTGCATTGCAACGTCGATACCGTAAAAACGATAAATTTGTTTCATAGCTTAATTAAGTTTAATAATTACTATTCCAGAACCACCCGCACCAGACGCTTGAGAAGTGCCAGCAGGCCCACCTCCACCGCCGCCAGTATTCGCAGTTCCAGGTGTTCCAGCTGTTGCTGGCGATGCGTCTTGACCGCCATTCCCACCACCGCCCGTACCACCAGGTGCTATAGAACCAGTTGTATGAGCATTTCCACCACCGCCACCACCGGCATAGGTTACAGACACTCCGCTAATTGAAGATGCTGTACCATTTCCACCTGCGCCACCCGCGCTTGGCGTTGCAGTTGCATTACCACCAACAGCAGACGCTCCTCCACCACCGCCAGCCCGACCACCATTTGAATTTAATAATCCATTCCCACCATTGCTACCTTGCGATGGACTGGTCGATGGCGTGTTTCCTGCCCCACCATTACCAGCACCACTAGAACCCGCAGCACCACCACCACCAGAACCGCCAGAGCCGCCATTGTTAGAGGCATAAGCGCCGAATCCACCACCAGCAGAGGTAATTGTTGAAAAAGTTGATGATGTTCCAGGGTTTCCATTTGTTGTCGTTCCGGCGTTAATTCCTGCGCCTCCTGCGCCAACAGTTATCGTATAGGTTGTTCCGGCAGAAACTGATAATCCAGTACCAGTTCTAAAACCTCCCGCGCCCCCACCACCGCCTGCTTGCGTACTGGTATTTGTGCCGCCACCAGAACCACCGCCGCCTAGAACTAAATAATCAACACTACTTACACCCGATGGGCAAGTCCATTGGCTTGATGCATTAAAACTTAAAATTCTAGCTGTTGGTAAAGCGTATTTAATGATGACAATTCCAGAGCCACCGATGCCTGCTGTTTCATTACCGCCACCACCACCACCACCTGTGTTGGCTGTTCCGGCAGTTGCTATAGGGGCATTGTTATATTCACCACCATTCCCACCACCACCAACGCCACCAGTTCCTCTGGTATCAGCAAAAGATGATCCACCTCCACCACCAGCATAAGTTATAGACGTACCAGAAATCACTGATGCGGTTCCAGCCCCACCATTTCCTGCCGCAGAAGTAGTTCCGTCAACGCCAACAGCGGAAGCGCCACCACCACCACCCGAATTTAAATTAGCGCTATTTCCATTTCTGTTATACGCAGCGCCACCATTATTTCCTTGTGATGGAGATGTTGATGGCGTATTACCAGCGCCTCCTGCGGTCGTGCCTGATCCATTAGTTGTTCCACCACCGCCACCAGAACCGCCAGTTCCACCAGGATATGCGGTCGCACTATTAGGCGCTAAACCACCATTCCCGCCACCATTAGATGTAATCGTAGAAAAAACTGAGTTGCCACCTTTAGTTGTTGCCGCGCCACCGCCACCAATAGTTACTGTGTAAGTCGTGCCACCAGTGACAGATAAGCCAGTTCCAGTCCTAAATCCACCAGCACCACCACCGCCACCACAATAACCATCTAAACCAGCGCCGCCGCCCCCGCCGCCCGCAACGACAAGATATTCAACCTCTGATACTTCTGTTGGACAAGTCCATGATCCGCTGGTCGTAAAAGTTTCTACTATGGTTATAGCAATATTACCGCCACCACCAGCGCCGTAACCCATTAAAAGGGCTTGTAGGATGCCTGTCATGTGATATTCGACCCAGAAATAATCCAAACTTGGCTTGAAATCTTGACTGCCGTTGCTACACCCCACTGAGTTAATGTTCTGCTGCCAGTTGCGCCATTTGATGACAAGTAAAGCGTGTCAGTTGTCAGCGAAATCGTGACGTTGTTGGCAGAACCGTTAATAATTGTCACTGCCGAACCAACTGTAAACGCTACATTAGCGTTTGCCGGAAATGTGTAAGTGGCTGCGGCCTGACCTGTTGGGTGATAAATGTGTTTACCTGCATCGCCAATTACGATGTCGTAATTTCCATTTTGACTATTTTGCGGAAGCCCCATATAGCCAACCGCATTAGCGCTTTCAGTCGTTGCATTTGATGCGTTTGCAGAGATTGATCCGCTAGTAATCGTGACATTTGAAAGTGTTGCGTTAGCTAATGTGCCAGTCACCGATCCGCTACCAATCGTGACGTTGGCAAATGTCATATTGTTCAGCGTAGTAACCGTGTTACCAAGCTGAATGGCTGTATTGCCTAATGTGATCGGGGTAGCAAAATTGGCATCCAGTTGCGACAACGGAATAGACGTTGTAGCACTGCCAAATGTATTTGGAACTGGCATTTAGAACCTCACTCTCAATTCATGTTCATACTCAAAACCGTTAATCACCATCGCTGATGAATTAGAAGTAACGGTCATACCAAGATATTTACCCCATTGCTGCGCGTCAGTCTTGTATAAAACATAACCAACATCACCAGTCCAATCAACTTCAGCAGACGAATTATTGATCCAAGGAATTACAAATCCAAAATTATTGATCCAGTTTACAAAGTTACCAAGCAAATAAGGTGGGCTAGAACTGGTTTCGCTATCAACGGTTGTGGATAACAATCCTGGGCCAGAGATAGTTGCTTCAATACCAATCTTTAATGCCTGCTTTGTTCTAATCGGATCGGTCATCGGCATTAGTGCTGTTTCAATAATGCTTTCGATCATGCTTGTTGGATCGGAATATAGATACACTAAGTCCGTTCCAGTTGTGCCATACATATTGATCTTGCCGCCAGCGGGCAGCGAAGTTATCAACTTTAGATTTGAATTCTGGCTAGTAAAAAACCATTTTTTATCAAAAAATACCGCCTGGATGTACCGATAAGTTCCGTTGTAGTTGTAACGGATATTGAATGCCGCACACAGAATGTTGTTGATCAGTACCTGACCACCAGTAATTACTGCCGTAGTGAAATCAATTCCTGGGAAAACACCATCTAACGGGTCTGAAATTTTCGATGTGGTCGAACCCACCAACGCATACGCCCCGTATTCGTTCATAAATAATACTGAACGGAAGAACGGGAAAATAGCGCTTGGCAATCGAGTTCCTACCGACGCGCTAACGTTAGTATTTGTGAAAATTGTCGTGCCAAGGTTTGTTACCCTGACATCAGAAAAGACGTTAATGCTGTCTTCGCCAAAGATGTACAGAAAGTTATTAGCAGACAGAATTTGAACAATATTGCTGTGGAGCGTGTTGTCCGTCAGAGTAAGTGCGCCAGCAGAAACGCTTGTAAAGTCGCTGTAGCTATCAGCAGCAGAATAAGTAACCGTTCTTCCCTGACTAACCCAAGTTCGTCCTGAGAAGGTTTCAATTCCTGAGATTGGGTCGGTAAGGATGACTGCTTTAGCCGCCGCATTGTTTCCTCCACCACCAGAAATCGTAACGGTAATGTTTGCGCTGTTCGTGTAGCCAGAGCCAGGGTTGGTCATGATTACGCGAGTTATTTGACCACCCGATACAATCGCCGTTCCTGCTGCATTAGCGCCGCCACCACCAGCAATAGTGATGGTTATGTTTGCGCCATTAGTATATCCAGTGCCACCGTTCGTAATTAGAACAGATACGGTTCCTACTTTAAATGTAGAAAGACTAGCAATTGCTGTGGCTGCATTGCCGCTACCGCCGCCAGTAATCGTAACTGTCGGAGGGGATGTGTAGCCTGATCCAGCGTCTGTTAGCGTAATGAACGTTACCGCATTGGCAGTAACGGTAGCTTGAGCCGTTGCGGGAACGCCACCAGTTTCATTCGGGGCTGAAATAATAACTGCTGGTGTGCTTGTGTATCCACTACCAGCCTTAGTAATTGCTATTGATCCAACAGAGCCAACAGATACAAGATTAGTACCATCCCAAGAATAAACGCCTTTTTGAGGATCACCAATCAGTATCCTTTCGCTTTTCCACTGAGTGACGTTAATTCCACTGTTGGAAAATGTACCAGTTACAGCAACATTACTTTTTGTGTAAGTGGTTACGTTGATAGCTTCTGCGCGACCGTCTTCGCAAAACCCTAAAACCAAATCCGAATTGTTAATGTTGCAGGATGTTAGGGTTGTAACGGTGTTGGCAAATGTGACGTTTGCAGTGGTGTAGGTCGGAACAATCTTTAAGTTCGCATACCCAATAGGCATGGCGTTTTCCAGCCAGGAAAACTCATCCTTATCAATAGCCGTGCGGTTAGCCTTGGTGTTTACACCTCTAAAGTTCTTGACTACCTCGTAGCTTTTCTTTTGCTCTGTCGCAGCCATAATTAGAATGGAGTGCTATAAGGGTCAGGCATTCGCCTTGTGAACGTCGTGTTGAGTACAGAGCGAACCTTGCTGACATACTGCTGATAGAAAATTTCAGATTCGCCATAAGACTGTTCTTTGAACTTCGCCGTATACGCTGCGTAGTAAGCAACAGGTGTTGTATACGGATCAATAATTGGGTCTACGTCCGTGCTATTAACCAAAGGCAACGGCAGGACTGTTGAATCTACCTCAATGGTGTAGACCTCATCAGGAACCGGAGAAATGTAAATTTGGTTTTGACCAAACACTGAAAACGCCACCGGACGTCCAATGTAATTCTGCCAATACCGTAATTGCGCGTTGAACTGAGTCCAAGGCAGATAAGACAGTGGATAGCGACTGTTGCCCCAAAAAACATTGATGTTCAAAATGTCTAGCGTTCGATCTCCTTCTGGCAAACTGCCATAAGAAATAATCTCGCAATTCCCAACATATTGAATTTCTGCCGTGCCGTTATAGAAAGGCGCGGTTGGAGGAAAAGTAGCCGAGGAGTCTGGGAAAGGTGGCGGGTTAGTATCCGTCGTTCCAGCTACGGTCACTACATAAACGAAGATGTTTGAGAAAACCAAGTCACCAACATTTAGTGCGGTATTTGCCGCCCACTTCGTTGGATTGCCAGAATAGCCAACAGGCGCTATAGGCGTTTGAGCAACTTGTAGTTTTCTTAAACAGCCAGTATCTCTGGCAACACGCTCCCGCGCCCCGTTGATGTAATCAGTTAGTTCGGGATCGGAATAAAAGTTTCCATTGGCGTCGTGCAGAAGCCTTCTAACTTCCGTGATGTAGCCGTAGAGCGTTGCCATTTAAGACCCATATCTAAGCGGCTTTAACGACTGTTCGCCCCCTATGTGCTTTAGGCACAAGGGGGGTTACTGAGTCATCGCCAGGGGATAAAAAGCGATTCTGTTCCGGCTTATCTTGGGTTATCTCAAACTTCGCCAACTTGACCAAACCTTCTTCGATCTCGTTAGTTGATTTGCATAACCCAAGCATCACCATCGCAGGAAGTTTATTTTCCTGCTCATAACCAAATACATGACGTGCCATTACTACACTGATCTCAACTGGTTCGTTTACAGGAAACGTATAGTCCTTAAAAGCGTAGTTTTGGATCAGAGCTTTTTCGCCCCGATTAGTCACATATACAGTTGTCATAGAGTAACGATGTCACCGTAAACAGTAATGTCGCAAGTGCCGCCGCTAACTGCTGTGTTCACTTTTACATACATTGAACCAGCAGAGTAAACCGTCGTAGCAGTGCCAGTTGCCAGCGTAACATCCTGGTACTTGGTTGTGCCATCAACAGAAGACAGAACAGTTGCATTGCTAACAGCATTGGACGCATTGCCATCATTCGATGTCAAAATCGTCACGTTAGCCGCAGCAATGCTTTTGTTTGCATTAGCGACAACAATCCTGCGAACAATGTACTCCGAACCACCCACGACGGGAATTTGAGCAACTGCGTTTCCGGTAGCAGCGACACTAACGCCAACTGCCTTACCGAAAGCAAAGCTACCAAACCCGTCTGGATAGAGCGAACCTACATGGTTTGCGTTCATGTTTGCTCCTTATGCGTAGGTGCTGCCCACATCCTCGCCACCATTGACGGTGTAGAGGGTAATGGTCGGCGTACCTGACAGCAC